AATGAGAATGCCTTTCGTAATATCAGCATGACACAGCTGATGAACTACTATAAGATCAACGGCCATATAGACCGCTATACGTTCAATGAGCTGGCAGATCCGAAAGCCTTTGAGGGCAATCCGTTCAATATCTGCCTGAATGACCTTGGGCTTATGACAGAGAGGCAGCAGAGCTTTGGCACTCTTCTTACACAGATAACTGATGAGTTCCTGTTTGCCCGCTATGAGATATACCAGCAGTTCAGCAAATACTACCACATAACAAGCAACCTGACAGTGAAAGATCTGAAAAGCCGCTTTGAGGATCGCCTGGTGGATCGCTTCAAAAGTTTCAATGTTATAGAACTACACGGTGAAAGCCGTAGAAAATAAACCAAGTAAATATGCAACTGATTTCAGAAAAGTATTGAGTTATGGCACAGAAAGAACAGAAACGTAAGGTGATTATCACCTTTTCAAAGGCTTTCCCTCCAGGCCATCCCAGAGTAGGAGAGCTGACTGGATTTGAGGGTAAGCTGAAAGCTGGCACTAAGATCCACACCATCAGATCCGATCAGAAAGGCTGGTGGGATAAGTGCTATGAGGCGATCAACTCAGGGAGAAAGTACCTGAGCCTGAGAGAGTGGACTGGCAGACCGTACAACTCAGAGCAAAGGATCCTGGGAGAGGTAGATAAGATCGGGCTGCAATCAATCACAATGACCTACTCCTGTGAGGATGAGCTGCCAAAGGCATGGGTGGACGGTAAGGAGGTTTCGGTGAAGCTCCTGGCTCAGAACGATGGGCTGAGTGTAGAGGATTTTGTGGCATGGTTCTTTGGCACACCTCTGTATAAGGGCAACGTGTTTGAGGGTAAGATTATTCACCTGACGGATTTTCGATATTGAGGCTATGGAAATAGTAGATATAGTAGATGCCGTGTTTATGGCATTGGGTGGAATCCTTTGCTTGTTTCTACTCTCTCTGTATATTGTTGTTTTTATTATGATTTTTAGATTTAGGGATATTTGATATGGTTAAGGAGAAGAAAATAACCTGTTCGGGATGTAAAAAAACTCATGCAATTATGGGCTGTTAAAATCTGGTGTCACAATACAGTTTATTGCCCTATAGGAGATAGACGAGTAAAGCCGACATCTAAAGCGTGTGACAACAAACAAAAATAATATAGTTATTATATGGAAGCAAATGCAACGAAAAGGACGGATCTTTTCTGGATAGATCCGAGAAACATTGACATCCAGGATGGTTTCAATGTAAGAAGAGAGTTTGATCTTGATGAGCTGAAAGAGCAGATCAAGGCTCAGGGAGTTCTTAACCCTATCACCGTGATCCCCTACAAGGTGGACGGTAAGGAGCGTTACAAGCTGGTGGACGGTGAGAGACGTTTCCGTGCCACTATGCTTGCTATCAGTGAGGGTGCTGAGATTCCTTACATCAAGGCTCTTAAAGCTCCAAAGGATGCAAAGCCTGAGGATCTTTACATTGAGCAGATGATGAGAAACGAGGGTAAGAAATTCACAGAGTACGAATGTGCTATCATGTTCCAGCGTTTCAAGGATGAGTTTGGCTACAGCCAGGTACAGATAGCCGACAAGTTCAAGAAAAGCCCAGCTTTCATCAGCAAGTGCCTCTCCCTGCTGGATCTGCCATCAGAGCTACAGGAGAAGATTGTGAGCGGTCAGCTGAGCGTAAAGGCTGCAAGGGAGATCGCTGGCAGCTATGGTACAGAGCAGGAACAAGTGAAAGCGGCCAGGAGTGCCGTGAAGTCAGCACAGAGCGAGGGTAGATCCATTGCCACCAATAAGGAGGTGCTGAATGCCCTGAAAACGTCTAAGGAGGCCAAACAGGTTGCCGATGCTTTGCGTACCCTCTGGGCTTATATGGACGGTGACAACGTAATCGACATTGACATGATGGCTAAGCTCCTGGATAAGCATGAGAGCCTGGTTAAGGCTACCAGGGAGTATAAGGCACAGGCTGATAAACCTGGTAAATAATGAAGATCCTGAGTTATATAAGCAGGCACGATCCTAACAGCATAGGCAGGGAATATGTAACACCATGCCCTTACAAGCCTGGTGTTACTATCCTAAGCCCCAAATGCCGTTCCTGTGAGTACTACGCTGGAGAATGTATAACGCAACACATGAGATGCAAATATGAAGATAGAGAATCTGGAGAAAGCTCAGGAGCTGATGAATAAGAGATCCGAATTGAAAAGGATGAGCGGCCTACTGGCTGGCAATCACTCAATGATCATGGTCTATGAAACGACCAGCACAAGCTCAGATAAGGAATCTACCTGGGATGGAGAGATTAAAGCTGGTATGATGATGATCTTAGAGCAGCGTATATCAGAGGTTGAAAAAGAAATAGAAACATTATAAACAATTAAATATCAATTAGTTATGAATAGAACACAGAAAAAGGCAAGAAAAGAAAATGCACTGCTGGATCAGGAGAAAGCCCTGGCAGAGCGTGGTGTGGTACTGAATGGTAAGATTGAGTTCCCTGAGTATTGGGCAAAGCGTAAGCACATGATCAATGCTGGGCTGATGGAATTGCTACAGAAAACGGCTGATGCAGAGCCTGAGGTGGAAGATGCCTATGGTAAGTACAAGCAGGGCACTTTCCTCTTCAAGGCTTGTATCGTGACTGTCACCAGGGAAAACGGCCTCTGGATGCTCCATATATTCAGCCAGGCAATGCCGATAACTCTGCCTATCATACAGGCTGCAAGGGATAAGTACATTCCAGACTATTGCATGATGGTACAGTTCTATCCATCCAGGGAAGAGCGTAACGCCCTCCAGGGGATCCAGCTGTGTGAAATGCCTGGTTCCATACAGGAGGATGATGCCGAGGATGCAGATCAAGCCCAGGAGGTGACGGAATGATCTATATCGGGATAGATACAGGAGTGAATACAGGTGTGGCTGTCTGGGATAACAGGCAGCGCACCTTTCTCCAGATTGAGACCATGAAGATCCACCAGGCTATGGAGCTGGTTAAGAAGTATAAAAACCATGTTGCTGATATAGGCACAAAACTGGTTATCAGGGTAGAGGATGCCAGACAGCGAAAGTGGTTTGGTTACATGGATGCCAAAAAAGACCGTGACAAGCTCCAGGGTGTCGGATCGGTAAAGCGTGACTGTACGATCTGGGAGGATTACCTGACAGACGTTAATGTGGAGTTCCAGATGGTTGCTCCCAAGAACAATGCCACTAAGATGAGTTCTGACAGCTTTAAGAGGCTGACAGGCTGGAAAAAGCCGACAAACGAGCATAACAGGGATGCCGCAATGCTGGTTTTCGGGTTCTGAATAAAAAAAGTTCTTAAAATGTGTTTGATAAACACAGAAAATTACTATCTTTGCAAACGAATATTCACTAAGTAAACGAGTTATGGATAATGTCATTATGATACTTACGGCTCTACTGATCCTGTCTATCCTGGTGATGGGCTGGGTGTTCTTTGGCCTGGGTGAGCATATCGGAACATTCATTCTGAGCCATCTTTTCCCCACCACATATCCTCAAAAGGGCGATAAGGTAGATGTGTATATCAACGGATCCTGGAATAGGAATGCTACTGTCACTGCCTGTTGCTATGACTACATTGTTATCCTTGATGCCGTAAGATGCCCTGTGGACTACAGGGGACGTTTCTATGCTATCGGTGTGGATGCCAATGATAACGTGCTGGTGTACGTTGATAAGAGGCACAAGCACCTGGTTAAGCGTGCTGAGCTGATCCGCAAGATCTGTAGCGTGCCCGATGATTTTGCCACATTCAATGATGAGGATGAGGGCAGGGATCCCAGGGAGATCTTCAAGGGAATCAAGGATGTTCTGTTTCTTCGTGGTGATGAGGTTCCAGACGTATCAGGGGAGGAATAGGCATGAAAGCGGGACAGATCATATACAGGAATCCAAAGGACTTGCACCAGCATCCGCACAATCCACGTAAGATCTCAAAGGAGGATTTTGCCAGGCTGGTGGAAAGCATCAGGACTAACGGCTTCTGGGAACACAGACCTGAGGCACTGGAAGAGGTGGACGGTAAGCTGCTGATCCTTTGCGGCAACCAGAGAAACAAGGCTGCAATCAAGCTGAGGCTTAAACAGGTTCCTACCATCCTATACACGGATCTGACAGACGATGACAGGCAGGAGCTGATAGCCAGGGATAACGTGGCTAACGGTGATTGGAACTATGACGTGATGAAAGCCGATCCTTTCTGGGAGGGTGCTGATTACGACTTTATGGGTGTTCCTGAGCCAGAGGGTGATGATCCTGATGATGAAGAAGAGGAAAAGCCAAGAAAGAAAGCATCCAAGGGAAAGAAAAAGGATGAGGATGATGAGGATCCAGAGGATGAGCATGATTCCGAAAAGGAGGATTTCTACAGATCCATGCTAAAGGATGTGCTATATCCATCAAATAACAAGTTTGACATTCCCACCTTGCAACTGGATATGCAAGCGGGACACCTGGAAATGCCTCTGTCACCCTGGGGGGCAAACAGCCGACTGAGAAAAGACGTGGCAACCTACCACTTCTATGTGGATGATTACAGGTTTGAAAAGCTCTTCAAGGATCCTGTAAACCTCCTTATGAGCGGATGCAAGGCCATTGTGGAGCCTAACTGTAGCTGCCATGACCAGACACCTGTAGCCTATGGCATTTCACTGATCTACAAGAAACGCTGGCTTGCAAGGTATCTCCAGGAATGCGGTGTTAAGGTGTATGCGGATCTGAACGTGTCCCACAAGTTCATTGAGTACAATAAGATGGGCATTCCTAAAGGCTGGAACGCTTTCTTCACCAGGGGACTTGACGGATGGATGGAGAGCCTGAAAATGGATCTCCAGGTAGCTCAGGAGATAAGCGGGCTTGATCAGCCTAACTTGATAGTGTATGGTGGAGGTGATGAGATCCAGGCTTTCTGCCAGGAGCATAACCTTTTATATGTGACCGACTTCATAAACGCTAAGAAGAAATAGGCTCTAAGCCACAATATAGTAACAATAAAAATCGTTAAGACTATGGGTAGAAACTCAGGCGGTGTAAACAATTACGCAAAAGGTGGATCTGGCTCTGGTGTAGCCGTGACATCAACAGGAAAGCGTCTTACCAAGAAACAGGTACAGACGATGCAGAAAACCGCTGTCTCTACTGGCGGGATGAAGCACAGGGATATGGAGAAACAGATCAACCGTGCTATTTCCAGGTATGAGGCAGTGATGGGAATCAGGGAGAGGAATATCAAGCTGGCAGACATTCCAGGGGCATACGGTGTAACGTTCATTGGAGCCAACGGATCACATGGTATCTACCTTTCACGTAAGCACTTCGATCAGCCAAAGAAGAAATTCGAGGCTGACTATAAGAAGCACAACTATGACAGCGGGTTTAAGAACGTGACAAACAGGGCTGCACAGCACACGGTAACACATGAGCTGGCACACGCTACATGGACGAGTTCCTATACATCCACTAAGCACAGAGCCGCTGGTAAGGAGATCACAAAGCTCTATCACCAATGGAGCAAGGATAAGAAGAAAAAGGGCTATGGCACTTACGGTAAGACAAACGTGGATGAGTTCTGGGCTGAGGTGGTCACAAAGGGTATTCACGGAAGATCCGACAAATACACACGCAAGGCCATCGGCATAGCCAAAAAGTATAAGCTGTAACAACGGCAATAGATAAACAAATAACAATAGTTCAACTTAAAAATTGTAAGGTATGGATTCACAGAAAAGCGAAAACCAGGAGAAAATTCAGCTCACAGACCTGGAGCTGGCAGTGTTGAAAAAGGACATAGCTGGAGAGTTTTTCCCTCCTGAGGCAACAGAGGAAGAGCGCAAGGCTCTGAAAAGAGTGATCGACAAAGCGGATGATTACTGTGATAAGCTGGATGCCTATGATGAGATAGGCGAGAGCTTGATGGTATGGTTCCTGAATCAGTATGAGGCTCAGGAGGCTGCTGGAGAGTAACGCTTTACCAGGTAAACAAAGGGATCAGAGTGCAAAAGGAGCCTCTGATTTCTTTTTAGCCTGAAAGTGTGTTTGACAAACACAATCAACGAACAAACAACGGTATGGGGAGAGATACGAAATTCCAAAAGGGGAACAAGGTGGGAAACCGCTTTACCTCAGAGAATCAGCCTAAGAACAGAGGCCGAAAGCCCAAGGTGTATAAGTACCTCAAACAGAAAATCGGAGAGAGTGTAGGTCATGAGCTGGAAGAGCAGGATTTCAAGGATATTATGCAAGCCCTCATTGAGCTGCCACCAGCAAAGCTGAAAACCCTGGTGAAAAGCTCTGGCCTTGATCCTGAGACAGGAAAGAAATTGCCTAACCTGGAAACCCCAGCATGGATCCAGATGCTTGTGAGTAACATCAATGCCTGTATCAGGTATGGCAAACTGGATGCCCTGGAGTATGTTCTGGATCGCTCCTTTGGCCAGCCAAAGCAGACTATTGAGGGAAGCATTGAAAGCCAGGTGACAAAAGCACCTGTAGATCTGTCTATGCTCTCTACTGAGGAATTGCTGCTATACAACCAGATCCAGGAGAAGATCGAAAAGGGAGGGTAGCCTATGGCACGTTTCAAGGCTCCTACCATCCCAATGTCCCTACAGGTGAAGATCGAGCTGTTCAAGCGTGGGTGCTTCGACTTCATAACCTGTGCTGATGGGCTGCAACACAAGAAACAGAATGATGCCCTGAATCTGCTGACAGACGATGAGCACGCTGAGGTTCTGTACGGTGGTGCTGCTGGTGGTGCAAAATCGTGGACTGGTGCTGCCTGGCTCCTGTTTATGAGCCTCTGTTTCCCAGGGACTAAGTGGTTCATAGGACGTGCGGAGCTGAAACGTATCACACAGAGTACCTACATCACTTTCAAAAAAGTGTGTACCAGGTACAACGTGCCAGATGAGATCTGGAGCTATAATGCCAACCTCAATTATATTGAGTTCTACAATGGCTCACGTATAGATTTCCTGGATCTGAAATACATTCCCTCTGATCCTCTCTATGAGCGGTATGGATCTATAGAGTTCACTGGAGGCTGGATAGAAGAGGGCGGTGAGGTGAATTTTGGAGCGTATGACACCCTAAAGACCCGTGTAGGCCGACACCTTAACAGGGAGTACGGACTGAAACGAAAGCTCTTTATCACCTGTAACCCGAAAAAGAACTGGATGTATGATGAGTTCTACAAGCCCTGGATCAAGGGGACGCTGAAAGCGCACCAAGCCTATCTGCCATGTCTGGTACAGGAGAATCCTTTCATAGATCCTGACTATGTGGAGGGTTTGAAAACGACCTCAGATAAGGTCAAGTTTGAAAGGCTCTTCAAGGGTAATTGGGAGTACGATGATAACCCGCTGGCTCTGTGTAGCCATGATGCGATCTGTGCGATCTTTGGCAATATCCTGGCACTCAGGACTGGAATACACTACCTGACTGGTGATATAGCCCGTTTTGGTGCTGACTATGCCAGGATCGGTGTGTGGGATGGATGGATGCTCATTGATTACAAGTGTTTCCCTGTCTCTAAGACAACGGACATCCAGGCATATATCATCAGATGCCAGAAGAAATACAGGATCCCCAGATACCGTGCAATAGTGGATGAGGATGGTGTTGGCGGTGGAGTGGTTGATAACTGTGACATTGAGGGCTTCGTGAACAACTCAGTTCCTTTCGCTGGCGAGAACTACCAGAACTTACAGGCACAATGCGGTTACAAGCTGGCTGATCACATCAATGCAAATGAGGTAGGAGTGCTGGCAGACCTGGTAAGCCAGGCAGAGCGTGAAGAGATCACAAATGAGCTGGAACAGCTACAGACCTGGAAGCCAGACAATGACGGAAAGCTGATGTTAAAGCCAAAGGCTGAGATCAAGCTGGATATAGGCAGATCTCCAGACTGGAGGGATATGTTTCTGATGAGATCCTGGTTTGACTACAATGAGTACGATATACCAGACGATATAGAGCGTAGGTTAGGACTAACAACATAAAATAGTTACGAAATGGGATTATTTAACAGTATCGCAAACGAGGTGAAAGCTGCTATAGGCTATCAGCAGAGTTTCACGGAGCTGCTGGAGGCAAAGGATGTTTCCAGGGCTGTGAGTATGATGAAGGATTGCTCGATCCAGGCTGCAAACAACCTGAGGGATTTCGAGGTATCGACCCACAAGATCAATGAGAGGCAGGATCGGGCTGTGTTTGACAAAAAGGGCAATTTCATCCGCTGGAGCAAGCGGTGGAAGATCCCCATTCCATACCAGACTTACATCAATGAGATAGCCCTGGTGTTCCTGTTAGGCAGACCTGTGAAGTGGACGCAAATCTCTGAGGGTACTGATGAGGCTTTCCAGAAGTTCACAAAGCTCCTGGAGGATATACGCTTCAATGCCGCTGTAAGGGAGGCTAAGCGTGTGGCAGGATCTGAGGGTGTTTCCGCTATCCTCTACCACGTTTACCGTGACAGTAAGACTGATGAGCCTAAGCTGTTATTGAACGTCCTGAGCAAGAAAAACAATGATGATATTTACTACATCAAGGATCAGTATAAGAGACTGACAGCGTTTGCCTGGGGCTACTACCTGACTGAGGCAGGAAACAACACGGTACACCACCTGGATATTTACACGGATGAAAGCATCTACAGGTGCAAACGTGCAAGTATCGGATGGGAGGTGCTGGTGATCCAGAATCCCATTGGTAAGATCCCTGTGCTACTCTTTGAGCAAGAGGTGGAGCATGATGGCACACAGCCCATGATCGAGCGCACAGAGGCACT